ACACAGAGGGTCAGGTGACAAACTGGCACGATTAAACTCAGTAGCGGATATTGTAGCAAGTGGTATATGCTGGGTGCCTCCTACGAGGTGGGCAGAAGAAGTAATTGAAGAAATCGCTGGATTCCCATTTATGAGCCACGATGACTTGGTTGACTCCACGGTCATGGCGCTTATGCGTTTTAGACAGGGAGGGTTCATACGCCTACCGACAGACGAGCCTGAAGAGCAGCGATATTTCAAACAACGTAGAGGCGGGTACTACTAATGGCTATTGAGAAAGGATTGTATTCTGCCCCGTTGGGTATGGAGCAGGAAGTTGGGGCCGAAGCAGATCTGGAGATTGAGATTGTAGACCCAGAGATGGTGACTCTGGACGATGGCTCCGTTGAGATAACTATAATACCTGATGCCGACATGGGCGATATGGTGGCCTTTGGCGACAACCTAGCTGAAGTTCTGGATGACAGTGTGCTAAACAAGGTGTCTGACGAGCTTATCGGTGCGGTAGATGCTGATACACACAGCCGCAAAGATTGGGCGGATAGCTTCGTTAAAGGTCTTGATGTCCTTGGCTTTAAGTATGAAGAGCGCAACGAGCCGTGGGAAGGCGCGTGTGGTGTGTACTCCACAGTCCTAGCTGAAGCAGCCATACGGTTCCAAGCGGAAACTATGTCTGAGACGTTTCCTGCCGGTGGCCCTGTACGTGTAAAGATCCTTGGTGAAGAGACTAAGGACAAGGATGAAGCTGCACAGCGCGTAAAAGCCGATATGAACTATGAACTCACCGAGCGCATGGTGGAGTACAGGCCCGAGCATGAACGCCTGTTATATAGCCTTGGCTTGGCTGGTAGTGCGTTCAAGAAGGTTTATTTTGACCCAAACATCGGTAGGCAGGTCGCACTATATATTCCAGCCGAAGATGTGGTCGTGCCATACGGTGCGTCTAATATAGAGAGTGCAGAGCGTGTTACGCACATCATGCGTAAGACCAAGAACGAGCTTAGGAAGTTACAGGCGTCTGGGTTTTACAGAGACGTAGAACTAGGAAGCCCGCAGCCTTACCACACTGATATAGAAGAGCGTAAAGCTGAAGAGGGTGGCTATTCTATAACAGACGACGATAGGTATGCCATCTACGAGATCCATGCCGACATTATTATAGAAGGTGTCGATGAGGATGATGAGGAGATCGCTAAGCCTTACGTCGTAACTATTGAGCGTGGGACAGGTGAGATACTAGCCATACGCCGTAACTGGAACGAAGAAGATCCACTGATGCTCAAGCGTCAGCACTTCGTACACTACGCATACGTGCCGGGATTTGGGTTCTACGGGTTAGGTCTGATCCATATAATAGGGGGATACGCTAAGGCGGGCACCTCCATCATACGACAGCTTGTAGACGCTGGTACGCTGTCTAACTTGCCCGGAGGTCTGAAGTCTCGTGGGTTACGCATCAAGGGCGATGACGTACCGATAGAGCCGGGAGAGTTTAAGGATGTAGATGTGCCGTCAGGCAGCATCCGTGACAACATCATGCCGCTCCCATACAAGGAGCCAAGCCAAACCCTGCTCGCACTATTAGATAAGATTACGCAGGAAGGCCGTAGGCTGGGTGCCATTAGCGACATGAACATTTCGGACATGTCAGCAAACGCCCCTGTGGGCACCACTCTGGCGCTCTTAGAGCGTACCTTGAAGCCGATGGCTGCGGTACAGGCGCGTGTTCACTACTCCATGAAGCAGGAGTTTAAGCTACTCAAGGCGATCATGGCCGAGTATGCCCCTGCTGAGTATGCGTATGAGCCGATACGTGGAGAGGTAACCGCTCGCCAGATGGACTACATGATGGTGGACGTGATCCCTGTCAGCGATCCAAATAGCTCTACGATGGCTCAGCGTGTGGTTCAGTATCAGGCAGTGCTGCAGATGTCACAGTCTGCACCTCAGATATACGACCTACCACAGCTACATCGACAGATGATCGAAGTGTTGGGTATTAAGAACGCAGATAAGCTGGTGCCGACAGAAGACGACGCCAAGCCTACTGATCCTATAAGTGAGAATATGGACGCGCTGAACGGTAAGCCATTGAAGGCGTTTATATACCAAGACCACGAAGCGCATATAGCAACACACCAATCGTTTATGCAAGACCCAATGATTGCTCAAATGATAGGGCAGAATCCGCAAGCACAGCGAATCATGGCGTCTTTACAGGCGCACATCGCGGAGCACACCGGCTTCTTGTACCGCAAGCAGATGGAGGAGAAGTTAGGCGCACCGCTACCCGCACCGAATGCAGAACTGTCAGAAGAGGTAGAGTTGAATCTGGCTCGTTTGGCGGCGCAGGCAGGGCAGCAGATCACGCAGGCGCGTCAGCAACAACAGGCGCAACAACAGGCGCAACAGCAAGCCCAAGACCCGCTTATGCAGTTGAAGCAGGCAGAACTACAGGTCAAGCAGCAAGAAGTGCAGCGTAAGATGCAGAAGGATCAGACCGATGCGCAGTTGCAAGCTGCTGAATTACAAAGAAAAACTAAGAAAGACCAAGCGGACGCGATGATCGACGCAGAGCAGTTAAAGATAGAACAACAAGAAATGCAGATCGACGCTAGAAAGGCTGGGGTCAAGATGGCCGCAGAACGCCGTAGAGATAACGCTAAGGCAGACTTAGACGTTATAAAAGCAATACAAGAAAATAGGGACAAGGAGAGATAGTGGCGAAAACCGTCTTAGACGTGCTTAAAGAAAAAATCGAAGGCGATAAGTCTTCAGCAATAGAATTTCTTACTGCAGGGGGAGCTAAAGACTTCGCCATGTATAAGGAAACCACAGGTTTGGTTCGGGGTCTCGAAACCTGTTTGCAATATATAGAAGACCTCTCGCGCAATTTGGAGTACGAAGATGAGTGATGTTGCACAGGCAACCGTTACTGAAGAAGAGTTTGAAGCACAATTACCTACGCCTGTGGGCTATAGGATATTGATTGCTATGCCACACGTTGAAGAGACCTTTGATGGCAGTGAACTACTTAAGTCTGTTACCACAAAGAACCACGAACAGGTCATGTCTATTATCGGGCTTGTGTTAGATATGGGTGATCAAGCCTACTCTGATGCAGACCGATTCCCAGATGGCCCGTGGTGTAAGCAAGGGGACTACGTGATGTTCCGTGCTAATACGGGTACTAGGTTTTCAATAGATGGCAATGAGTATCGTCTAATGAATGATGATTCTATTGAAGCTGTTGTACCAGACCCTCGTGGTATTCAAAGAGTTTAAGGAGTAGATCATGCCGTTTCAAAAAGTAGAGTACGAGTTCCCTGAAGATGGTAGTGTCGAAACCACTGATATAGAAGTGGAGAGTTCCGATGCAATGGAAATCGACTTGTCAGGAAAAAAGACCGCCGACGACTATGCAGATACTTCTAACAAACCTGAAGTGGAGGCTGCAGCGGTGGAAGAAGATATTGAGATCGAAGTTGTCGATGATACCCCGAAAGCTGATAGGAACCGTAAGCCTTCTGAGCCACCAAGTGATGTTACAGATGAAGAGTTGGAGGAGTACTCTAAGAAGGTACAGAACCGACTCAAGCATTTTAGCAAGAGCTACCATGATGAGCGACGGGCGAAAGAGGCAGCAGAACGAGAGCGACAAGAGCTAGAGCGACTAGCCCAACGCCTTGTTGACGAGAACAAGGAGTTAAAGGGCACTGTAAATAAGAACCAAGAAATCTTATTAGAGCAGGCCAAGAAAAACACAGAGGCTGAGCTAGCGGCTGCTAAGAAGGCGTATGCTGAAGCCTACGAAGCAGGGGACGCAGATCGTGTCGTAGACGCACAAGAAGCGTTAACCACTGCGAAAATACGCTCTGATAAGTTAGATAACTTTGAAGTGGAGCCTTTACAAGAAGAAGAAACTCCGGTACAAGTCACTCCAGAACCCCTTGATGAACGGGCTGCGGAATGGGTAAAAGAAAATCCTTGGTTTACACAAGACGTAGGTATGAGGCAAGTTGCCTTAACTGTTCACGACAGGTTAATAAAATCCGGGGTTAGCCCCAAATCGGATGAATACTACGAGACAATTGATGCTCGTATGCGAAAAGTATTTCCCGAGGAGTTTGAAGACTCCGTGGATCTTGAGGAGGAAAAACCGAAACGTCAGTCTAATGTGGTTGCACCCGCTACGCGGAGCACAGGCCCTAAGAAGGTCACACTAAACGCAACCCAAATAGCATTAACTAAACGTCTAGGTATAACTCCCCAAGAATACGCCAAACAAATGGCTGCATTAGAACGAGGAAATTGATAATGGCTGAAAATAGGATCAAGAGAGACAACGACACCCGCGAAACTAAGTCTCGTAAGAGGCATTGGGTTAAGCCGGACGTTCTGCCCAGCATTGAGGTGGAAGCTGGCTATGAGACACGTTGGGTACGTATTTCTACTCTTGGAGTAACAGACGCCAGCAACGTCTCCTCAAAACTACGTGAAGGTTGGGAGCCTGTAAAAGCAGAAGACTACCCAGAGATACTGTCTGATAATAATGAAAGGTTTGAAGGCAACATAACTCAGGGCGGGCTACTTCTTTGTAAAGCTCCAGAAGAAATGGTTAAGGAGCGTAACGAGTATTACGAACACCAAACCAAATCACAGATGCAATCTGTAGACAACAACCTCATGCGCGAAAACGACCCTCGTATGCCTTTATTCAACGAGCGCACCACAAAAGTTACCAACTTTGGTAAAGGTAATTAAATTTTTTGTTAAGAGGTTAACATCATGGCTTATCCAACAGTCGATGCCCCCTATGGGCTAAAGCCGGTAAAGCTGCTTAGTGGTGTTCCATACGTAGGTACTACTCGCCAATACAGTATAGCTAGCGGCTATGCTACGAGTATTTTCTACGGGGATGCTGTCAAGCTCGTTACCGGAGGCACCGTTGAGCGTGATACGTTCGATGCTGCCATGACTCCAATCGGAGTTTTCATGGGTGTAACTTACACCGATCCTAGTACGGAACAGTTGACTTTCAAGCAATACTATCCGGCTAGCACCGTTGCTTCAGATATTAAAGCATACGTGTGTGACGCTACTGACGTATTGTTCAAAGCCGCTGTTGTATCGTCTGGCACCACCATTGGTGATTTAGCTATCACTGATATTGGCGCTAACGTAGCTGGAGTAGACAACACCGGAAGCACCGTAACAGGTAATTCCGCAAGTGCTATCTCAGATACGTCTGCTACCACTAATACACTTCCTTTCCGCATTGTAGCCTTGGTTGAAGAGACCAAGAACTCTTCTGGCGGATTTACTGAAGCGTATGTTAAGTGGAATGCAGGACATGCGTTCAACAACCTCACTGGCATTTAAGGAGTAAGGTAAAATGGCAATTTCTCGCGCCCAGCTACTGAAAGAACTCCTGCCCGGACTGAACGCATTGTTTGGTATGGAGTACGCAAAATATGGTGAAGAGCACACAGAAATCTTTGAATCAGAGACTTCTGACCGTTCTTTTGAAGAAGAAACCAAGCTGTCAGGCTTCTCCGCTGCACCCGTTAAAGACGAAGGTGCTGCGATTGAGTATGACAACGCACAAGAAGCATTCACTGCTCGTTATACGCACGAGACCGTGGCTATGGGCTTTTCGATCACTGAGGAAGCAATTGAAGATAATCTCTACGATTCGCTCTCTGCA